TCAATTGTTTATGAAAAGGTTACGCAAAAAGTATGGCGCTAAGATTAGATTTTACATGTGCGGAGAATATGGTGAAAAGTTTGATAGACCTCATTTCCATGCCTGTATATTCGGATTTGATTTTTCAGATCGCCAGTACTGGAAACAAACAGGAAGTGGAAGTAAGCTTTTTAGATCCAAAGAACTTGAAAAGTTATGGGAGTATGGTTTTTCGAGTATCGGAGATGTAAATTTTGAGTCTGCTGCTTATGTTGCCAGGTATATTATGAAGAAGGTAACTGGTCAAGGAAAGCATGATCAACATTATAAGTTTACAGATTTAGAGACCGGAGAAGTATTAGAGAAGAAGTCCGAGTTTAATAAAATGTCATTAAAACCCGGTATAGGGTATGAATGGTTTAAGAAATATAAATCGGACGTTTATCCACATGACTATGTGATAATAAACGGCCGAAAGGTTCGGCCACCTAAATATTACGACTTGAAGTATTCAAAAGAGTCTCCATATGAATGGGAAGAAATTCAGTTTAAGCGTGAGCAGTTAGCTAAAGCGAATTTTGAAGATAACACGGATGATAGGCTTTTAACTAAAGAGATTATTGCTAAAGCCCGTGTGAAAATGTTAAAACGTGAGTTAGTATAGGAGTTAATATGATTTCTGTTATTGTTAGTGTAAGAGATTCGGCAGCGGAAGCGTTTGGCCGTCCAATGTATTTACAATCATTGGGTGTTGCTATTAGAAGTTTTACAGATGAAGTTAATCGCGAAGATAAAGATAACCAGTTGTTTAATCACCCAGATGATTTTGATTTATATGAATTGGGTGTATTTGATGATTCAACTGGTAAGTATGAGATTAGGGATAACCCTAGTGTTATAGTTCGCGGTAAAGATGTAAAAATTAAGTAATTCTTAAGGAGATAGTATGTTTCGTAATCGCTCGGTAGATGTTCATCAATTTGCAATGATTCCGAAAGCGGATATTCCCCGCAGTCGTTTTAAAGCACAAAAGACCCATAAGACCACTTTTGATGCTGGTTATTTAATTCCTGTATATGTTGATGAAGTACTACCTGGCGATACGTTTAATTTAAAGATGACGGCATTTGCACGTTTGGCAACGCCGTTATATCCAATCATGGATAACATGCATTTGGATAGTTTTTTCTTTTTTGTACCAAATCGTCTGATTTGGAATAATTGGCAGAAATTTATGGGTGAACAGAATGACCCAGGTGATTCTATTTCGTATACGGTTCCACAAATTGTAAGTCCTGCCAATGGGTTCCCTACGGGTGGTTTATATGATTACATGGGTTTACCTACTGTCGGTCAAGTAGGTACCGGTAATACGGTTAGTGTATGTGCTTTTTGGCCACGTGCATATAATTTAATTTATAACGAGTGGTTTAGAGATCAGAATATGCAAAATTCTGTGACCGTACATAAAGGTAACGGTCCAGATACATATACTGATTATGCGTTATTACGTCGTGGTAAGCGTCATGATTATTTTACAAGTGCTTTGCCATGGCCACAGAAAGGTTCGAGTGTTACATTACCTTTAGGAACATCAGCTCCTGTATATTCAGATAATACAGATATTTCATTTAAAACAGATAATGATCCAACTGTATTACCCTTTTATGGTGCAGTAGATTCGTCTTTAAACAATCGTTTAGGATTATCAGTTAATCCAAACGCACAAAGACCATTACGTTTTTCTAATTCAGGTTTATATGCTGATTTATCTGCTGCGACGTCTGCAACAATAAATCAATTGCGTCAATCATTTCAGATTCAAAAATTATTGGAAAGGGATGCTCGTGGAGGTACACGTTATACTGAAATTATTCGCTCTCATTTTGGAGTTATTAGTCCAGACGCTCGTTTGCAGCGTCCTGAGTATCTTGGTGGCGGTTCCACTGTTGTTAATATCAATCCTATTGCCCAGACAAGTGCGACCAATATTTCTGGAGGTTCTACAGTTTTGGGCAATCTTGCAGCTATGGGCACGTCACTCGCGAGTGGTCATGGATTTACGCAAAGCTTTGTAGAGCATGGCGTTATTATTGGTTTAGTGTCGGTTCGTGCTGATTTAACATATCAGCAGGGCCTTCCACGTATGTGGTCAAGGTCTACACGTTATGATTTTTATTTTCCTGCTTTTGCCACATTAGGTGAGCAAGCAGTGTTGAATAAAGAGATTTATGCGACAGGTACAAGCACAGACGATGATGTATTTGGATATCAGGAGCGTTGGGCTGAGTATCGTTATAAGCCGTCGCAAATTACTGGTTTGTTTAGAAGTACCACTACTGGTACGTTAGATGCTTGGCATTTGGCTCAAAAGTTTACAAGTTTGCCAACGTTGAATAGTACGTTTATACAAGAAACGCCCCCAGTTTCACGTGTGGTAGCTGTGGGTGCTGCTGCCAATGGTCAGCAGTTCCTATTTGATTCATTTTTTGATATTACTATGGCAAGACCAATGCCAATGTATAGTGTTCCTGGCTTAATAGACCACTTTTAAATGGGTTATTATGGGATTTTTTAGTGGTCTTGTTAGTTCTCTTGTTGATGCTGCACCAGAGATTGCTGCAGTGGCTGCTGCGCCAGCCACTGGTGGTGCATCTTTAATGCCTGCGTTAATAGGAGGCGGCGCTCAGTTAGTAGGTGGTTATATGGCTAATCAGGCACAAGCAAAACAAGCGTATACCGCTAATTTGTTTAGTGCTGGTCAAAGTCAAGCGCAGATGGATTTTCAGGAGCGTATGAGGGCTAGTCAGTACCAAACTGCGGTTAAGGATTTGATGGCTGCTGGGCTTAATCCCATGCTAGCCTATACACAAGGTGGTGCTGGTACACCGTCTGGAAGTGCTGCAGTTGGTCAACAAGCTAAGGTAAGTAATATTGCAGAAGGATTGTCTAGTAGTGCTTATCAGCTAGGAATGATTCGTTCAGATATTGATTTAAAAGAAGCGAATACGATTGAGTCTATTGCTAGAACATCACGTGAACAAGAGCAAGCTAAGAATTTAGATGCTGATACTAAGTTAAAAATATTAGAAGCGCCAAATGTATCACAGAGGTTAAAAAATCTTATTTCCGAACAAATGCTTAATGAAGCTCGTACAACTGCTACTAACGCAGAAGA